GTACCGATCACAGATGCAGTGGCTTTAGTAATGGCGGCTGGACACGCAACAGCACCTCAAACACTGCCCGTTATTATTTCTGCATAGGTTAGGATGTAGGCATGATTGAACCCGGTGTAGATAACTTGACCCTTTATCAGGGCGCAACTTTTGAAAAGACATGGACTGTCAAAACCAATGGCACAGCCGTAAATTGGACTGGATACACAGGTGTATTTGAGGTAAAGACAATCCCAGAAGACACTGTCTTATTTACAATCACTCCGACATTAGGTGGGGCTGCAGGTACAGTGGCAGTGACAATCACAGCTGCATCTACAACATCTACCCCATCTGGGCCATACAATTACAACCTGAAACTGACCAGCGGTAGTTATGTAACTTGGTTACTGCGTGGCACACTAACTGTCATTGGGGAAACGAGCGTAGCGTGAGTACAACAATCGAAGTAACTGACACAGTGACAACAGTTGTTGAAGTTAACGACAGTACAGCAACTATTGAAACTACTGATGTTGTAACAGAAATTTCATCACAGGTAACTGGCATACAAGGAATTCAAGGTGCAACAGGCGCGACAGGTGCTACTGGCCCAACCGGGCCAACCGGACCAACTGGGCCAACCGGACCAACTGGGCCTACAGGTGCAGCTGGAACTCCCGGCACAACAGGTGCTACTGGGCCACAAGGTATTCAAGGTATTCAGGGAATACAAGGTTTACAAGGTGACATTGGCCCAACTGGATCACAAGGTATCCAAGGTATTCAAGGCCCAACAGGTGCAACAGGCGCGACAGGTGCTACTGGGCCAACTGGTCCACAAGGCACAACAGGCGACACAGGCGCGACAGGCGCGACAGGCGCTACAGGCGCGACAGGTGCAACAGGTCCGTCCATTGGTACGGTAGCAAGGCGTACAAGTAACATAGCCATTGCAAATACTGAAACAGTAATTTTGAGTTATACCGCGCCAGCAAACAGTATTGTTCTAGGCGATGTATTTAGATTTACAGGTTATGCCACTCGCTCAGGTACAACTTCCGCAGGAGCAATTTTAAGAATACGAATAGGTGCTAACACACTTACGGGCAATATAGCGTCAACATTGACAGTCACTTCTACCACTACAAATGTTTACAGATTTGAAGCTTTGGTAACTTGCCGTAGCACAGGTGCATCGGGGACAGTCGTTGGTGCATCTATGTCTAATTATGCAATAGGAACTGCAGCACAATCGGAAACTAGTGCGGTGACCGTAAATACAACAACGTCAAGAATTGTCGAGGCGACTTTTATTTCTGGAAACTCTGGAAACACTTTTACGTTTGAAACCGCCACCCTAGAAAAGTTGCCAGCATAATCTAGTTTTACCCACTACTCTTTAACTCTAGATACGTTATCTTGGCAGAGTATCGAGTCCGGGCTAGTAACTCCTATCGCTAGCCCGGGCGCTAAGACACGACATACCAATGCATACAATTTGCGTATTTATGAGATAATGCAAGCATGGGTTTTATTGATTTCTTGCTGGGCACTACACCTGCACAACCACAGGTACAAGCCAAAGCAAATTTGGCCATCCCGTACTACCAAGACATTTTTAGCCCGTTTCAAAGCTTTGGAATCAATCGTGGCGATGCAATGCAAGTCCCAGCTGTAGCCAGAGCCCGAAACATTATCTGTGGCACTATTGGCGAACTTGGCTTACATTCTTACAACGAGATTACGGGCGCAAGAATTGAGGGTCGACCATTACTAAAGCAACCTGACCCAGCCTTGCCCCGTTTCATTACTATGTGTTGGACAATCGAGGACATCCTATTTAGAGGTCATGCGTTTTGGTTAGTGCTAGATGTAAGCCTTGAGGATGGCCGCCCTATTTCGTGCCGGCGCATTGATCCAACCCGAGTAACTTTTACAACTGATTTACAAACTGATGAAATCCTAAATGGCTTTTATCTAGACGGTAACTTATGCCCTGCCAATGGCATTGGCTCACTAATTATGTTTAGTGGTGTTGATGAGGGCTTGCTCAATCGTGGTGGACGTACAATCCGAACTGCATTAGAACTTGAGATGGCAGTAAGCCGAATGGCTGCAGAGCCTAATCCAACAATGGTTATTAAGAACACTGGCGTAGATTTACCTGCCGAGCAAGTATCAAGCCTACTTTCATCATGGAAGCAAGCCCGAGCAACCCGGTCAACTGCCTACTTATCTGGCCCACTAGATGTAACCACATTTGGCTATGATGCTGGGCAAATGCAACTTACCGAATCACGCTTAAACACAGCTGCGGAAATTGCCCGACTATGCAACATTCCTGCATGGTACATAAACGCAGAGTCAGCCAGCGCCACTTACTCAAACGTAAGCCAAGAGCGCCGAAGCCTTGTGGACTTCTCATTGAAGCCTTACATGGCATGTATTGCCGAGCGATTATCCATGAATGACCTAACACCACGCGGAAGCGTAGTTAAGTTTGATCTAGATGATTACTTACGAGGTAACCCACTAGAGCAAGTTGAAGTCCTAGAGCGAATGATCGCCGCTGGCATTATCAGCGTTGATGAAGCGCGTGAGGAAATGGAATTAGCACCGAGAGGAAATCCAAATGCAGCTTAATTTCGAGGGCCAAGTATTGGCCGCAAGTGTTGAAACACGAACAATCAAAGGCTTAGTTGTACCTTTTGCTAAGGTAGGCAACACATCCGCTGGGCCAGTGCGTTTTGAGTTTGGCGCATTTGGTGACATTGACCCAAGCCAGATTGTGTTGAACATGGAACATGACCGCACACGCCCATTAGGTCGTGGCATTGGCGATTCATTGGAAGTAAGCCCTGCTGGCATTTCAATGGCATTTAAGATTGCGCCAACTGGTGCAGGTAATGATGCCCTAGTAGAAGCATCCGAGGGACTACGCCCGGCATTCAGCATTGAAGCCAATGTAGGTGAGTACACCATTGAAAAAGGCGTAATGGTCGTATCATCCGCCAAGCTCGAAGCCGTAGCCCATGTAACTAATCCAGCATTTAAGGATGCACAGATTTCTCAGGTCGCAGCTTGCGATCCTGAGGACCAAGCCACCGAAGCGGAAATCCCCGCTGAGGATGAACCACAGGAGACAACAGTGGACGAAGTAACAACACCAGTTGCAGATGAGGTAACAGCAACCGCTGTTGTAACCGCAGCTGCTCCAGTGGCTTACACAAAGCCGCGCTCACCAATCAAGACCCAAGCACACTTCCTAGAGCACTCAATCAAGGCTCAGCGTGGAAGTCTAGAAAGTGCAGAATGGATTGCACACGCCAAGGCAGAGGATGCAAAGCATCTAACAGCTGCGGATGATTCATTCACTACTAACCCAGCATTTAAGCCAACACAGTTTGTATCTACAGTAATCGATACACAAATCGGCGCTCGTGGAGCAATCGATGCAATCGGTACACGCGCATTACCACAGGCTGGTATGACGGTGTCCATTCCAAAGATCACCACCTCAGGTAGCGTTGCAGAAACAGGCGAGGGCGCTGCACCATCAGAGACCGGTATTGTCAGCTCATACGTTGATGCAACTGTAAAGGCATACAAGGGACTACAGCGCTACAGCGTTGAACTCTTTGACCGCGCATCACCTGACTTTTACGCTGCAATGTTGGATAACATGCGCCGCGTATATGCACAGGCAACCGAAAAAGCAGTAATTGACGAGCTAACATCGGGTGGAACAGCAGCAACCGCAACTGCAGCAGATGTTGATGGCATTGTGTCATTCGTAAAGACCGAAACTCCAGCTGCTTACTTGGCAACTGGCGAATTGGCCACACGCTACATTGCTGGCACATCCCAATGGGGTCTGTTGATCGGCGCACAGGATTCAAGTAAGCGTCCAATATTCAGCGCATCACAGCCACAAAATGCAGCAGGTGCAATCACCACACAGTCACTACGCGGAAACGTAATGGGCCTAGACCTATACGTATCCAATAAGGCTGTTTCAACTAGCATTGATGAGTCAGCATTTATTGTTGTTCCATCAGCTGTAGCAATCTACGAAAGCCCAGTACTACAACTTTCAACTAACGTTGTTACAACTGGCGAAATCGAAACAATGCTTTACGGCTACATGGCTGTTAAGACACTTGTTTCCGGTGGCGTACGCCGCTTTAACCTGACCTAAGTCAGAGTTAGTTAAGAGTGTGGGGGGTGCGGCCCTGTGCCCCCCACACACCCCAATAGATAAGGATTTGAGATGGCACTGATAGTACTAAGCGAGTTAAAAGCCGTACTTGGTATTGGTGACATCTATGCAGACTCAATCGTGCAGGAATGCGCCGATGCAGCTGAAAACATAATCCTTTCCTACTTAATCTTTGATGATGTAGCCATTAAGGAAGTATCACTCACTAGCAATGTGGCAAGATTTTATTGTTACGACAATACTTTCGTAATTGGCCAAGTGTTAACCGTAAGTAAGTGTGGATCACCTTTTGATGGATCGCGGACAGTAACAAATGTAGGCACTGAGAATGGTGTGACATTCTTTGAAGCAGCCGTCACGAATGCCAACATAACCCGGCGCATGGTTATTCCAAGTGGACGAGCATTGCTGACTAGCCAAGCCGCACTGTATGACACAACACCTGAAGTCCGTGAAGCTGCATTGGCTGTAGCATCCGACATCTTTATTACTCGTAATGGCACACTTGGCCAGCAGGGTGTTGACTTCCAATCGCCAGCACCATACCGCTTAGGTCGCTCAATGCTGACCCGAGTATCTGGCCTACTTGGTAAGCATCTAGATACGAGGTCATATCTTGGCTAATCTAGTTTCAATCCGTACAGCCCTTGGCGATTCACTTGCAGCTGCCGGGCGAGTTGTTTACTCATACCCAAATGAGAATGTCGCAGTGCCAGCCATTGTGCTTGTGCCGGGATCGCCCTACATCTCAGTAGCATCCATTGGCACTGGTCGCTTGCACATCCGCTTTGACATCACAGTTATTGTTAATGCAGCAGATAATCAAGCCGCACTTGCCAACCTTGAAACTTTAATACTCTCTGTTACCAATTCGTTATCAAATAACTATTCACTATTAGGTGGATGGTCACAGCCCACAGTCCAGCAAATCGGAAACTCCGACATGCTCATCAGCCAACTCTCAATAGAGCTGGTCACAACCAACTAGAAAGGCAAGTCATGCCAGCAACATACATAACTGGTCGGAATCTGACCCTGAGCATCAACTCGGTTTCATACGCTGACCAAGCATCAACCGTCACACTTGAAATGGAAAACAACCAGCAAGTGCTTGAGGTCCTATCCGGTCGCGCCTACAAAACAGTAGACAAGACAGCCACACTAAATGTCGAACTTTACCTAGATGACACGTCATCCGCTGGCATCATCAGCGCACTATGGGATGCGGCTAAAAATTCGCCTGACAGTCCCCTGAGCTTTAGTTTCGATGTTAATGGGGACACATTTACGGGCAATGTTTTTCCAGTATTTCCAACAGTCGGTGGCGCAGCTACAGACGTACTAACAACCTCACTCAGCTTTGTTGTTGAGGATGGATCAGTTACAAGAGCCTAACGAAAAGGAACAGGGCAACCATTATGCAATACAACATCAAGACAAAACAGGGCAATAACTACATAGTGAGCGATGATTCCACATGGCTATGGATCGAGATTGAACGCGACCTTGGTTACACAGTTACACAGGCTGCCGAAAAGATGAGCCAAGGTTCATTGGATGTAATCACATGCATGCTTTACAAGGCCAGCAAGGCCGCTGGGCACACGAAAATGCCTAACCAGCAAGCATGGGTTACAAATGAGTTTGAAGGCTTTGAGGTGGTTGAGGAAAGCCCAAAAGAGAACTGAGGGATGCGCTAGTGCGGATCGCAGTATCTACCGGCATACCCCTAAATGATCTTTTGGACTGGTCGCTCGCAGACATTAACACAGCAATCACGCTGATAATCGAAAGGAACGGGAATGGCTGATAGTCGCAGCAGAATAACAATCAAGCCTGATCTCGGAGATTATCGCGGATTACTAAAAGCCCTAAGCGCAATGGACAAGGCATCTCAAGGGCAGTTGAAAAATGAGGTCTATTCGATCAGCTCATGGGTTGCAGGTGGCATTAAAACTTCAGCCTACGTCGGGGCAAGATTCCCTGCACAGGCGGCTATCGTTGCAGCCACAATTAGGCCAGCTCGAGATCGTGTGCCAACTATCTATGTGGGTGGCGCAAAAGGTCGCGCATCTGGTGGGGCAAATGCTGGTCAGTTGCTATTTGGTAACGAGTTTGGTGGCGAGCGTAACGCTAAAGGCAGTCTTTCTGCATTCCCTAACGGTGGCTTTAAGTTTCCAGAGCGAACAGCCCGAGAGGGTCGAGGCAACAAAGGTTACTGGATTTTTCCTACTCTTAAAGAAATGCAACCGACAATCAAGAAACGCTGGCAAGAGGCTTGCGTAAAGGTACTTGATAACTGGGCAAGGAACTCATAATGGCTGATACACGCACACTCAAACTATCCCTGCTGGCCGATGTCAATAAGTTTCTTGCCGGCATGGACAAGGCCGACAAAGGCACAAAGTCATTTAGCTCATCCATCGGCAAATACTCAAAAGCCATGGCCAAGTCATTTGCAATCGCTGGCGCAGCTGCCGGGGCGTACGCCATCAAGCTTGGGGTAGATGGTGTTAAGTCAGCAGTTGAGGATGAATTAAGCCAAAAGAAACTGGCAACTGCACTGCGTAACACCACTAAGGCAACTGACCAGCAGATCGCCAGCACTGAGGATTACATTAAGAAACAGCAACTTTCATTTGGTATTGCTGACACCAAGTTGCGCCCGGCACTGGCTAACCTTGCTCGAGCCACAGGGGACATAACCCAAGCCCAGAAACTAAACAACATAGCCATAGACATCAGCGCGGCTACTGGCAAAGACTTAGAGGGCGTGAGCCTTGCACTTGGTAAGGCATTTACAGGCAATTTTGCAGCCCTTAAGAAGTTGGGCATTCCGTTAGATGAAAACATAGTCAAAACAAAAGATTTTGACGCGCTGACAAAGCAACTGACCGACACCTTTGGCGGATCAGCCAAGGCCAACACCGAAACCTTTGCTGGCCAGTTGGCAATTCTAAAAGAAACTTTTGGCGAAATCCAAGAGGACCTTGGCGCAAAGTTAATTCCTAAACTTAAAGACTTATTAAAAAACGTAGTTTTAGTTGCTAAAGGATTTAGCGGCGAGGATAAAGATGGATTATCTGCAAGGGCCAGAGAACTTAGCGGCGATCTAGGCAACACAGGGGCATCTAGTTTGGGTGGATCACTAAAGGCTTTGGCCGATGCTTTTGGCAATGTGTTCAATGCACTAACTGGCGATGGTACAGGCAACGAAAAATTGACAACGTTTGCCAACGCTTTAGAAAATGTAGCCAAGGCCATCAACCTTATTGCAAGTGCGTTTAAGGGTCTAAAGGCACTTGGCGCAGGTGCGCTTGATCTGCTTGATCTTGGCATGGGTGTAGGCGAACGCTTTGGCCCGGCTGGAACAGATACGACACCGCTATTTAACAACAGCAAGGCTGGCGGTGGAACATCACGCAACCTTGGCGGCACAACCATCATTATGAATGGTGTTGTAGATGGTGAGTCTGCCCGCCGAAGTATTGAAAGGGTTATGCAAACTTCATCACGCCGAACAGGTGCAGTGAATCTTAACGGCGGCTCATTGTGACCGATTATGAGCCATACCCAACAGTAACTTTTGCTGCTACAACCACATACGCAGATAACACAATTAGCAGCATAAGAATCACAAATGGGCGTAATGATGTAACCGAGCAACCACAACCGGGCTACGCATCTATTGAGTTGTGGACTGATGCCAGCCAGCCACTAGCCGTAGAACTTAGCCAGTCAGTATCAATCCTTATAAACAAGGGCACATCAAGCACACAAGAAATCTTTTTTGGCACTATCTCAGATATAGACATTTCTATTGATGCCTATGGATCAGATGGCTCTATCGCCCGTTATTCCATCACAGCCGTTGGACCTTTAGCAGCTTTAAACCGCCGATTAGTCGGCGCGGCTAATTATGCAAAAGAGTTTGACGGCACACGCATACTTAACATTCTTAGTGAAGCATTTTTAACTGAATGGGATGATGTAGCACCAACACTTACTTGGGCAGGTGTACCAGTCGGGGCAAGTTGGAACAGTTACGATGCAGTTGGATTGGCTTTAGTAAACAACCTAATTACAAACATTGACACTCCCGGACAATACGAACTTAAGGCATACAGTGATGGCGAAACAGATGCATACACACTTGCCAGCATTGCTGCTAATTCTGGTCGTGGTGTGCTGTGGGAAGGTGGCAATGGTGACCTACATTATGACGATTACTTGGCGCGATCAACTGCCACACCACTTGTATTAACTGCCGATGATCTACTTGCGCGAGGGTTACGCAGTGCAGCTCAAGTAGGCGAAATTGTAAATGATGCCTTAGTGACATACCGGGCTGGAACAGTTGAAGCGCGTGACGAGCAATCAATAATTCTTTATGGCCAACTATCAGGCACTCGGGAAACTGTTTTGCATAACTTGGCAGATGCTCAAACACAGGCAGATGATTTTATTATGTCAAGGGCATACCCGAGAACATACCCAGAGATTTTAACTGTGCCACTGCACTCACCTACAGTTAGTGATGCTACAAGAGATGCTTTGTGCGCTGTATACAACGGCCTACGAGTAAGCACAACAGCATTGCCAGCAGTATTTGACACAGAGTTTGATGGCTTTGTCGAGGGTTACACATGGAACTTGACAAGGTACACAGCCGAGCTTGAACTTACTTGCTCGGCGTATTCAGAGACATATTCCAGCATTGTTTGGTATCAAGTCCCACCAACACAAGACTGGTTGACGTATAATGCAAGTATCCAATGGGAGGATTTATAAATGGCCGGAACGACAAGTAACTTTGGGTTTGATTATCCAACAAGCACTGATTATGTTAAAGACGGTGCGACGGCAATACAAGGATTGGCGGATGACGTTGATGCTCGGTTTGGAAATGTGGCTACATACCCAAATCAAATTGTAAATGTAGTGTCAGGTGTTAGTCGGCCAGTTCCATACGCAACTAATGCAGGATCAGCATCTATTACTGGTAATGGAACAATTACTTTTGCAGCAGGCAGATTTACGCAAACCCCGTTAGTCAATGTCAACGTCCAAAGCACGGCAAACACAGGGACGTCCGTGTCGTATGCAGGCGCGTCAAGTTCATCTATCACCGTTTATGTGTGGAGTGGTTCAACTGCATCAACCACAGCTCGGACAGTTAATTATTTTGCGGTACAAATGACTTCGGCAGCATCGGCAGGATAGGAAAATCATGAATTACACAGTTACTTGTCACAGCGAAAACTGTGAGAATGAAAACATTGGCATTGAAGTAATTGACCCAGCACCCACCGTTATCTGTGGCCCATGCGGTGTTGAGATCACCGACAAGGTACAAATAGAAGCGTAATGCCATTACCAATTAAGAATGGCAAAATCTCAACTGCCTACAAGAAGCCCGGCAAGCACTGGAAAGCGACTGGCTACCACACAGGCGTGGACTTTGCTTGCCCTATCGGTACACCTATTCTGGCTGTAGCTGACGGATTTATTACAAATGCATCATGGGGCAATGATTACGGTATTCACGTTGTACAGCGCGTGGCACAGGGTTATGTAATCTACGCACACCTAAATGCCAAAAGGGTCAAGCACATGCAGATCGTCAAGGCTGGCCAGATCATCGGCGAGTCTGGAAACACTGGCAATAGCACTGGACCACACTTACACCTTGAGTACCGGGACAATGTGCAATGGTCAAAAGGTAAAGACTTAGACCCAAAGGAATTGCTGGCATGAGATTATTTATTATCCGCGCAACAGCCCTAGTGCTTTACACAGGTTTAGGCACACTAGGCCTATGTACAGTGCTTGGCATTGAACCACTAAAGGCAGCCGTAATGGCAGCCGTAGTCCCATTATTACTTATACTTAGAGCCACTGCCAAAGGCCTTATTAATGACGGCAAGTTAGATCAGGCCGAAATAGAAGCAGCTATAAACGCTGGGACAAAGCCTGAATGACATGTCAATTATCTACGCTGGACAAATAGCAGCTGCACTACTAGCCATCCTTAGCCTTGCCGGGCTATTAGTTAAGTGGGCCATAGTTAAGCCAATAAAGGCCTACATTGACACTATGACCTATGCCATCCAGCCACACGCCAATGGCGGAAAGTCCTTGCCAGACTTGATAAATAAGGTGGATGCACTACATTTAGTGGTTAAAGAACATTTAGACACAATGCATGACACGCCCAAATAGTCAAAAGGGCTTGCAGTGTCGGGGCATCTGTGCATAATTAGGACATGGCTACCAAGAGCCATAAATAAAGAATAGGAATCAGGGCATGAATACATACGTACTACTGGCCTACATGGGCATAATGCTTGTCTTAGGCACACTTCTCGGCATTGTGATTGAGAATGAACACCACAAACAACAACTGATCAAATTTAGGCGTAATAGCCATGTAGACATAGAGCTACAGATGGCAAAAGATGGGTGGACAATCTAATGGCATTTGACATTGCTAATTACACAACAGTGCAAGAGCGCGTGGCATTGTTTTATGAAAAGTACCCAGAGGGATCAATACAATTCCAATTCATGGGTGTGATGGATGGTGACCCAACCAAAATGTGGGGCATTGCCAGAGCCTACAGATCACCTGAGGATTTACTCCCGGGTGTAGGTACTGCATCTGAGTTTATTATTGGCAAAAGTCCATACACACTCGGATCAGAGCTGCAGAACCTAGAAACATCATGCTGGGGCAGAAGCCTTGCCAGCTTGAACATTGGCACATCTAAAGGCCTAAGTAGCAAAGAGGAAATATTAGGCAATCAAGAAAAGCGATCACCCGGTCCAGCAAAGCCAAAGGCCGTAGAGCCACCCAGTACAGCCATGGAAGCCGACCCATGGTTTTCTATACCAGCCATGGATGAGGGCGTAGAGCATGAGGAATACACACCACTTAATGTACCTGCATGCCTACATGGCCCAATGGTCAGACGTAGTGGCATAGGCAAAAAGACAGGTAAGCCTTATGCCGGCTATTTTTGTGACAATGAGCCACAGTGTGATCCAAAGTTTGACCGATCATGAGTGACTCAGACATAATCCGCTGCAGCTGTGGCGGCTGGGTTTACAAGGGCCTTATCTGTTCAGTGTGTGACAAATGGGGCAAGGACAAATGACCAAAGCTAATGCAATACACCAACTAAAAATGCACAGATTTTTAATGAGCATGGTTAGGACAATTAAGAACACCAGATCGAGTGACTGTGAACACTGCGAGGTGTTACTTAAAGATGTACACAAGTGCATGGATGGTGAGTTAGACGACATCAGAAATAGGAGTAATGATGAATGACGAAAAAGAGTATGCCAAGGATGATTTATACATATCCGTACTCAAGAAACTTTATGGTGCTTGGGATGCCGGAAAATACTTTGCAGAGAGCTGTGAGGTATGCAGCGAAACATTAGTGCCAGTGGACTGTGGTGTAGACCCATACACAGACACGCGACTATGGCTAACTAAATGCTGTGGCATAGTGCAGAGGTATGATCAGAAACTCGGACCAGAAAAATTAAAAGTTAGTCAGCACGACCCCTCAGAAATGCTGACTAACTACCCACTATTATAACTACCCAACTGACATAAATGCCTAGGAATGGCACAAACTTCTGGCAGCCTTATCAGCTGTTAAACCACCGTTAGAGGGTGTAATCAAACTTGGGTTGATAAGTCCAAGGGTAACCCAATAAACGCAACCAATGCAGGGTGAGGTTCATTAGTAGCTGCCGAAACGAATTGCCCGGCAGTGTAAGACACAGACTATGAATCAAATGGCGCAATTGTCGAAAGACCCATGACCACTACCGCTTCCACATACGGTGTGAATGGCAGATCCAATGCCATTCCCTGCCCACTAGCCAAACCGGTGTGATTCCCTGAATACTGACTTAGTTGAAATACAATCTAATTACTGCCTACCAATAAATCTGCCCCATTTTCTTCATTGCTTATGTCTATCTTGAAATCCTCTGCAGCCTTTTGTAATGCGCCACAGAATTGAATACGCATCCATGCTTCTAAGTTGGTTGTGTTCATGTCTGGATAGGTTGCATAGGTTGTAAGTTGGCCTGTACCTAGTGAGCCACTAAAACCAATTAAATACGGCCCTACCTTGCGTATCTTTGGTTTAGCTAAGGCACTAATAAAGTTAGCATCTGACATTGATCTATCAGCACCCATGTACACCTTGCCTTTACTTGTAAGGCCTACAAGAATTGTCATTGGTATGCATCTAGATGTTGAGCATTGTCTAAGTTAATAAAAGCATTTAATCTGGTAATTAGTCCACCATTTATAGTTTCTTGTGTTTCAGTCGTGTCTAACCTGTAGTCACATGTCCATTGGCCATCTTTGTCGCTAATCTGCTGTGTAATTAGTAAGTCCTCTGGAATTAGGTAGAGAAATCCTATGTATGAAACACCCAGTGCATTGCCGACATAACGCCCGGCTTCAATTTTGTCAAACGTAATGAGCCATTCGTTATCCCACTTCTGCAGCTGGTCTAATGACATGTTGCGTGACTTCTGCTCGACTACGGCACACACGTTGGCTTCATTGTCACAGATAACTGCATCAACTAATGCTGAACCATCTTTAGGTGTGTGTACGTAAGTGAATTGTGGATAGTGATAATTCCAAAGTTCTACAGCTCTT